GGCTGAGGTCGCCGAGAAGGCCCGCCTCGAGCCCATGATTGAGGAGCACCACATGCAGCAGCGCGCCATGATCGCACGCAGCCGCAACGCGCGCACCAAGGACCGTGTGGGATTCAAGGACGCGCGCCCCTGCCGCGCCCTGTACGACTTCAACCGCGAGGCGGGCTGCTGCCAGACTGCCCATCTCAGCACGGAGTGCTGGGCCCACGAGTTCACGGACGCGCTCAACAGCGAGTTCCTGAACGGGAAGGGTCAGCTGACTCCCATGGCTGTGGAGTACGGCATCCCTCGCGCGCTGAAGGACGGCTCTGCGCGCATCAAGCGCAACCAGCACGGTGTGATGGCCGTGGTGTGGACGCCCCACACGTGCTGGATGACGCACCCTGACGAGCCCGCGTGGAATCCCGTGTGGGCTGCCAACAGGAACGCGCAGCCCGCCGCGCCTCCCCAGCACAACACTCAGCAGCGTGGTGGCCCTCAGCAGCCGCAGCGTGGCTACCCTCAACAGCAGCGCCAGGGTGGCTGGCGCTCTGACCGTGAGGAGCGCAACTACCCACAGCAGGGCGGCTTCCAGGGCCCTCGGCGGGACTTTGCGGCCGTGCGGAAGTCTGCTGCTACGCCCAAGATGGCTCCCAAGGGCGGCTTTAGCGCTCTGAACTACTCTGACTCTGAGTGAAACCAAACACAACATAACCAAACCAACCCAAAACCAAATACAAGTGAAGAAGTGGCGCAAGCCCTTTTTCCATTTAGCCCGCGCTAGACGGATAAAGTTGGCGCATGAAGACGCCTTCCAGGATGGCAACCCTTCGCAGCGCCATCCCACGTACACGAAGATGCCGTCCTCCGAGCTGGCGCGTGGGATGAATCGTGCGGTTGAGGCCAAGAAGCGCGAGAGCCGTCGCAGGGAACTCAATACGTGCTGGAACGGGCTGTGGGCTTTGTGGCATGCTCCTTGGATTCTCATGCTCGCAAGTGGTATAGCCCTCTTCTTCATCGCCAAGACCCTGGCAGAGCGTCTCATCTTCGTTGGTCTGATTGGTCTGGGCATCGTGATGGCATTCTATGCCGTGTCTTTCGCTCTCATCGTTGGTACTGAGTTCATATAAATAAACACAACACGGAAGTTGGAGATACGCAAGGCTCTTTTTCCATATAAAGTATAGTCACCGTGACGTGTAATGACTAACACAAGCTATACAGAAGATGAGCACGGCTATACGACACTTTGTTTCGGCGGCCAGACACACAAGACCCAGAGGCCCGTTGTCAAGATCACCTATACAAAATATTTAGATATAACAACCCCTGGTTGGGCGTTTTACGTGTATGATGCTTCTGGAGTTCGCTGGCTCTATGGTGTTGATACTGAAGAAGAAATCAATGAACTTGTAAATGGTTTTATGAAGTATCGTAACAGCCGTAAATAAAGTTGAAGCCTACACTGAAAATCGTAACAAGTAACCATCGTGTCGTCTAAAACACTTTAAATCGATTCATCAAGATGGCCGCAGCACGCACCAAGTCCGAGGCGAAGAAGAATGAGGAGGCCGATGTGAAGGCTATCGTGGAGGCGCTGAACAACCCGCAGACCGCTCACGGCGCCCAGCTCCGCGCAGCCTTCAAGTCAAAGTTCAGCCAGGACATTGATGCCGCGCGTCAGCCGCAGGGCGCTGGTGGGCGGAGTAAGCACTATGACTTTGAGGTTCAGGTTGCTGGCGCGTGGCGTAAGGTGGAGCACAAGGGAGCCAAGACATACAAGGGCTTTGATTCTGATCTGCCTCCATGGACCGGTGGCGTCCAGTTCTACAACGGAACTGGCAAGACGTATACGCTCGGCCGTCTCTATGCGCGGCAGTGGTATGACCGCTACATTGCGAGCGGCGCCCTGGCTCACAAGTACAGCCTCAAGAATCCCGCCCCAGATTACGAGACCTGGTTTGCCAAGGATGCTATGCGACAGGGCGACCCCACCACGCCTTTCGGCAAGGAATTAAGATCCCAGTTCCGCGGCGAGGGCGCACCTCATCTCGGCGATGGCTGCTTTGATGAGCGCGACGAGATGGCTCTTACCCTGACGCTCAGTGACGCTGATATGGAGACTGTGAAGGCCGAGGTGCTGGCCATCGCGCAGAGCGTGCTGAGCGAGAAGGACTATTGGCTCCAAATCAACGGCGACGTCAATGGCAAGTTCTGTTGTAAGTGGAGCCCGCCGCTGAAGATCACGGCCATCACGGGCGTGAAGCGAGTGCCGTGTTCTGACGTGCTGCTGGAGTTCACGACGGACATGGGCTTCCCTATCAGGGCGATGCTGCGGTGGGGCAAGGGCCAGGGACTTTCCAACATCCGTATTGACCTGCGCTAAAGACACCCGCTAATCAAAAACAAAACGGAAGAAAGGTGCGCAAGACTTTTTCCATTTGATACCATAAAAATTGAAGCCATCACAACCGCCATCATCAAGTACACCGCCCACAACAAGCCAACTGCTAAAATGGGTCTTGACGCGTACGTCTACGTTCAGCTATACTTTGAGAAGGGTCGCCCCTACTTCTACAATCCAGGAGCGGAGAGGGAGTTTGACCTGACAAAGATTCCAAGGATTCCAGAGGAGTTCCAGTGCTTTGAGACGCTCCGTGGGTGGAGTTATGGAGCACTTCTCAATCCTGAGCCGAATGAGACTGAGGTTGAACTCTCGTCGCTCTATCCGTCGTATGAGAAGATGGTAGCCGACCCTACATATACCGAGGGCAGCATTGGTGTGGAAGAGTTCCAGCTCTTTGGGAAGTTCTGCGAGTGGGTGCGCGGCACCAACATTGACTTCAAGTATATGCTCTCGTACTAAAACCAAAAATAAAAGGAGTAAAGGTGTGCCAGACTTTTTCCATTAAGACAAAAAATTGAGGGCCCGCCCCACATCAGTGACGAGTACACACAATCAACTAGCAAGACAAAATGAATTCTATCTCCCCCTACGTTGCCTTCCTGGAGCCGTCCATCCCCCAGCCCGCTGTGCTGCCCTTTATTACAACATGGCTCTTCATCCTCGCAGTCTTTAGCGTCTTCCTGTGGTGGGCGACTGACGCGTCTCATCGTGAGGCCGATATGGAGCAGAACGTGACATACGTGAAGACAACGCTTGAGGGGATGAGGACCATCGTGGAGGAGAATGTCAAAGATGTCAAGGCATCGCTGGATGTTCTGAAGGAGGTCACTGCTGAGAATCCTCGTCTGGAAGCCATGGCTTGTATTCTGGATCTGTTTCTAGAGGAGCGTATCAAACAGTGTCAGGAGGAGAAGGACTGTCTTGAGCGCAACCGTGACATGTATAAGGAACAACTCGCATCCATTGAAGATATTGAGGATGACACGGATGACGAGTTCTACGAGCGTAGTCGCCGTCAAAATATCACATGGCAGGGCGCCTTCTCTCATAGTATGATTACCCAAGCGTTCTTCCAGTCTAGGGATTATGAAACTAGGAAGGCACTTGTGGAGAAAATGCGTGAGCCAGTTCGTGTGAACTTACGGCACACAGAGACGGCACTCGCTCTACGCAACGAGAGAATTGAGCAATTCAGTGAGTGGCGTCGTCTAATTGTTACACCAGATGGATAGACACCTTGTGTAAGAATACTTAATCAAAAACAATAAAAGAGACGGAAAGTGCTGGATTTTTCCCATTAAGCGAGGTCAAACACAATCTCCACGAGGCCTTCAGGGCGTTGTTTGACGACTGAAATCTCGTCGCGCGCCCAGTAACCAATGAGTTTGTGGGCCCTGGGGTAATCGCCCTCGGCCCATCCAATCCCTCCCTCGGCAGTCAGAAGCGGTAGCGGATGAAGTTTGGTGTATTTTTCACATCGCTCCTTGCTGATAAACTGGCCTTTGGTGTGGTTGACGATGAAACCGTAATAGGACGTATCCGATTCTTCAGGAAATAGTTCCGTATCATCGATACACATTTTGTGAAGATTGAGGTCCGTATCAGGTTCAGGGCCCGCGTAATCACCCGCCCACACGAGGCGGTTCTTGTTGAAGCCGCCTTCAGGAGTGAAGAGCATCTCAATGGCGCTCACAAACGTCGCCGAGCGTGCGTGATCCAGGAGTTTCATATCGCATCCATATTTTTCAGGACATACCCATGCCTTTATAGCATGATACTCGTCAACTAGAACCGGTCGATAGAACTGCGGCATTTCTGTATTCTAGAGTTCATTGATGTTTAGACCTCCAAGGAAAAATTGAACCGAGGCCATCTGTATATACAAGTACACCCCGCAGAAATCAATACTCTGCTTGAAAGAATGTCTGAGCCTCCTAAGCCCTGGTCTGTGGCGGACTTTGAGCTGCGGCGCGAGTCCCTCGTGGACTTTGTGAAGACAAAGGTGCTCCCGCTGCTTGATGACACCGAGTGCCGCCGCATCGTCATCCGCGCACCCGTTAAGTCTGGAAAGCGCGAGATGGTTGAGTACATTGCCATGCGCGACAAGCAGAATGGTACTGCTCGCCGTGTTCATGCCTTCCTGTCGGCATGGCATCGTGTGGCGGACGACAGCCAGCGCGAGGAGCTGAAGCATCATAACATGTGTATCTTCTCTATTATTAATACTGCCAATACTACAACTTGTATTCGGTGGATTATGAACCAGATTGCGCAGGGCAAGCACGTCGTGCTCCATCTGGACGAGTGCGACCATGGGTCTGGTCAGAAGCAGATGCTGAGTCGCGTGTGGAGGAGTACGCGTGACAATGTAAATATTACAAATATCCTCTACAGCGCCACTCCAGAGGAGGTGCTCTTCTCTGGAGAGATTGATGATGAGTATGCCGAAGATGTTGCCGAGATCATGGAGGGGCACATTGTCCGCTACAAGCCCCCTACTGGCTATTGCGGCCCGCGCAAGTTCCTGCGCAAGGGTCTGGTCTTTAACGCAAAGCCCTTCTTCACCAAGGTCCGCGGCACTTACACCCTTACCGAGCAGGGCAAGGAGATTGTGCGCGACCTGCGTACGGGCATTGCCACCAACCCAGAGCGCAACATTGTGGTTCTGCGCCTCTCGTATTGTCTGGGGGCTGGCACCAGGAATGAGCGGAAGGAAAATAAGGCCATTTATCAGTTCCTGGAGAATATTAGGGATTTTCCTGAACTAACCGGCTTTGATATCATAGCAGACAAGGGCGAAAAGTTTGAAAACGCATGGGGTGTTATCAAGGAAAATATTCTGTGGTCTGATAAGGAAACCGACCGTAATTATCAGGGGTATTGGCCACACAAGCCTACTGGGCGCCCTATTCTTATCGTAATTGATCAGACATCTTCTAGGTCAACTGAGTGGGCATGCCACAACCGCATCTTCGCCACCCATGATTACCGTGACACCGTGACCTTCAGCGTGATTTCGCAGGCCCAGGAGCGGGTCAATCATTACAAGCAGCGGTATGGCGGCAGGTTTCAGCCTATCCGCGTGTATGGGCATCGCAAGTCCTGGGAGCTGTCTGCGGCCAAGATCTCTTATCAGGAGTACCTGACTAATGAGTGGACCAAGCGCAAGGTGGACCGTCGGACTACGGGGGACGCGGAGCTGTATCGTATTCTGAACACCGCAACGGGCGCGGTTCATCCTGCGCACCCAGCGTCCATGAGCGAGGCCGCGGCAGACGAGATTCTTCTCAACCTCGGCTGTGGTGCCACTGTAAACGTGTCTGCGCGCGTGAGGGGCGGTGTGAAGACTGTTCCTGATATTGTGTGCTCCTTCCACCCCTGTACACGGGACACGTATAGTGGGGTTGCTGCGCTGGCAGCATTTCCTACTAACCCCTTCATCGCATCTGACCGCGAGATGGCTACACACCCTGATAGGTGGCCGCGCGCTCAGGGTCAGATTGGTAATCTGCGTGAGTGGGGCGTGTATGAGTATGACTATATTGTGCGAAATAAGGGTAACAGGATGTCTGTTCAGAGCATTGCCCGCGACCCCCGCGGCCGTATTACCATTTGCTACAATGACGGTGTCCTGGGCGTGGCTCTGCGCAAGCCCACGGGTCGCACCCGCACCGAGGATAGCATGACCGCCTTTCAGTCCATGTATGTTGCGCGTGCGTAAAGCACCATCCACACTCTTAATGCTTTCTCGACTTATTTTTGCGTTTATAATGGTCTTGAAAAAATTGACATACCCGTGCCTAACTCTATTGGCAACCGAGCCGAATCATACAGCGCAACAATGGAGACTGCCTACACGTTCCTGCGCACTGACGCTACGCCGCAGCACGACGAGCTGACGCTGTGGATTTATCTCCACATTCGTGGCGTGCCAAACAATGTCTTCCGCTTTGAGCAGTACTGTCGCGACCTTGTGGGCAAGTTCCGCGCGCTGCCAGCGACGCACTATCCGCTGGCCTTTGTGCTTTGGTGTAAGACCATGTGTACGCGCGTCACGGTGGACGACGGTCAGACAACGGCAAACTATGATATTCTTACGAGCATTCTGAATGCGACGAGCGACATTCTTCATCTGCCGCACGCGCATCTCATTCGTGCCGACGCGAACTTTCCAGTTGCGCTGGGCGCATATCTGAAGACTATCGCCGACCAGCACAAGGGGCGCAATGGACTTCTCGCCAATGACTTTATCGCGGAGATTCGGCTGCGCACCGTGGAGCACGCACAAGCCCAGCGCGCCTTTATGATCACCATCCGCGGGGAACTCATGGCAAAGGCGTGGCATCCGTCACGCGTCATGCGCCTCATGGATATGGGCATTGAGCCAGAGGACATGTAAAGTGTGACCACATAGACTGTATGAAGACTCCCCAAGCAAAATGCTCGCCACCATAAAAGACAAGGTACTTATTTTGAATTTCAAAGGGAATAAGGTCAAAATGAATACGCTTCTTGACCCTATTTCAAACGCATATGAAGGCCCGCTCGCCAATCGCGAGGGCCACAATTTTCCAGTCACGGCGATTCCAGTCAAACATCCGCAACTGGCAAAATACAGGAGCCAATGCGGCTATGTGATTGGGATTTACAGCACCAAATCTCTGGCCCATGAACTCTTACACGCCAAGTACCATCTGGATTCCAGCTATCGTGCCAAAATTACAGCCGAATGGTTATCCCTCCCAGAGTCCACCAGGGCCCATATTTTTCAGTTTCTGAGACGGCTGGGATATTCAGAACAAGTGCTACTCGATGAATATCAAGCGTATAGATATACAGAAGCCCCCAACTTTTTCGGCATAAAATTGGACCCATTGTAATACCTATTTATAATTACAATAGATACAATGACGCCAGTAGAGATTATGAATACCTATTGGAAAGACATAATAATAAGAGTCCATACCTATAATGATTCTACAAAAAGAGTTAAACATATTCTATGTAAGTGCTTTAATTCTGAGCATTCCCTAAACCAAATAAAATTAGGAAAGTACAATATATTAAATATTATTTTAGACGCATTTAATACGTATTCAAATATATATACCGTTGACAGTTATATACAACTGCCCACTATAAATATACCTTTCAAAGAGTATCATATACCTCATCAAAATGCATTGTATGAATCTGATAAACAAATATATGTTGATTATATACATACGACAAAGAGTCTAATGACAGAAATATATAATCAATATATATTTCTCAAACCGTATGGTGATATATCTAAACTTCAGTATTACTGTAGAAATATATTAAAAATAATGGATAAACTATTATATGCTATTGATTATGTTCCTGTAATTCCCGATAAACTGATTATTTAATAGGAATGACTGGATTAAATACTCTGTTTTTTAACGCTATAAAAAATAGGGCCTATAATACTTTGAATCAATTAATAAATTTAGTTGATATAAATATTACTGACGAATTTAATAATACCGCATTACATATTGCCGCTCAAATTGATGACTATAATATTGTTAAATTGTTAGTTGATCATGGTGCTGATGTTAATGCTGAAAATATATATGGAGAAACTCCATATTTTCTTGCGGGAACAAATGAAATAATTCGTGAATATTTACGTGAACATGGTGCGCATCCATATACATCATATAATACTCAAAATACATTATCTATTTCAACCATAAATACAACCATGACTAATCCAAAGAATTATAATATGAATATAAATAATAATATAATAGTAAATAATCCACGTAAATTAAATGGGGGGCGAAGAAAGCAAACAAGAAAAAGGCGCAACCATACCCGCCGTCGCCGTCGTGGCGGCGGCTTTTCAATTTCCTATTCTGGAATTCCAGTTCGTGGTCAAGAATTCACAAAGGAGCAAACTGCTTCCCCGCCGCAAGTCCAAATTCCAAAGGGCTATTATGTAGTGATGGCAGATTCAGATGCTGTAAATCCAGACTGGATTCACTGGATTGCGACATCTGAAAGGGATATTCTGCGCTACCAGGGGCCGAGTCCTCCTCCAGGAACTGGAATTCATAAATACAGACTGTATTTGGTATCTGGAAATCCTCCCCCGCCTCCAAAGACTCGTGGAGGGCAGAGCGCTACCGCTCTCGCTCCAAATCCAGTCGCAGTTGTTGAATTTACAGTTGCTTCTGAAAAAAATTGATGGGCTCAAGCCATTCTATGACTTGTACCCAGTTGAACAAAATGGACGCCCAGATCTTAAATCAGATTCTCCAGCTGCTCCAGCCGTCCTACACCATCGTGCCCCTACAGCCGAGTCAGCCGATTGTTCCGCGGTTTGATTTGAGCGGTCTTAATAACCAGCCGAATCCCCCAGTTGTTCCACGCCTTGACATGAGCGCTCTCAACCAGGCCATCCAGGTCGAGGAGGTTCACACCCCTCAACCGCGCCTCCATGCCGACCAGTGGAATACGGCTGTATCGGTCCAGGTGGAGATTGATGGCGATGTTCGGCGCATCAAGTGGTTCACCGACCTCCAGTTGGCCTACATCAGTGTAAAAGACTTTGTGCGCCAGCATTCTGATGATAGTTGGACTCTGCGCACCTTTCAGCAGACGGTGCGCATCATGAATGAGCGCTGGGAGGCCGATCGTGGAGATGAAGGGTTCCTTATCGCCAAGGCCGAGGGCGTCAAGTTCAGGGCATTCTACGAACCTGAGGAGAATGAATCCGTGCGTCAGCAACACAGTGCCAACCTGTCCTGGTAAAATTGAAGGCCCGCAGCCACTAACTAAACAGCACACCCAATACAACGACAAAAATATTCTATCGTGCTCTCAAGTACACCAACGGCGGCGAGGAGGTCGTGTTCCGTAACTTTCGGTACCTGAACGAGGCCTACGCATGGGTTCTGCCCGTAAACGCCGTCCAGGAGGCGGAGCGGTGGCACATTAAGCTTCTGCCCGCTCTAACTCGTGCCTTTGAAACCGTCATGAATCGTGATAGAAGGATGGAGGGCCATACAGAGGTCGTGGGATGGAATGAACTGGAAGAGGAGACGACTATCTATATTCAGACGGTAGATGCGTGGGATTCCGCACTCCCCAACTTCTGAGTAACCCAACCAGTCCGGTCTAAACGCCGTCAACTAGGTATTCTATAAGAAGCCGCTAAATTTTTCAATAGAATGCCTCGCCCTAAAACCGCCGAGGTCACCTTTATCATCCCTGCCACGTATACACTCCCGCGTCTATACGACGACGCGGACCCGGATAGTACGGCGCACATGCTGACTCTGGGCGCCAAGGCCTATGAGATTCTGGAGGCCGAGGGGCGCAAGTTGGAACATGATACGCTCTATAGCCAACTCAAGCAGCAAGCCGCCGACGAACATTTGCCGAAACTAAAGGGCGCCGAGGAGGCTCTTGCGGAAGCGCAGCGTCGTCTCGCCCACGATGAAAAGACGCATCAAGAGCTCGCCGAGTCGCTCAAGCGCCGTCTCCAGCGTGAGGAGCAAGTCAATCAAGAGATTGAGGCACGTGTGCGCGAAGAAGAGCGCAAGGCTCGTGCGGAGCTTCTGGCTGAAAAGGACAAACAAATCGTGGACATGCGCGAGCAAGTGTCCGCCTTGACAAAGTCTCTGAAGGAGATGGATCGGTCCATCCAGGATTCTCTTTTTTCCTTCAAAGAGCAGATTCTCAAGTCGTCATCAAACAGCAAACGCAAAGGCGATCAAGGCGAGGCGGTCTTTGCGGATTATTTGCGCCGCGCATTTGGCTCCGTACCGCGTGGCGAGGCGTTTGATGTGATAAATATTGGAAGTGAGGGCCATCAAGGCGATATTCAAATGCTGTGGCGAGGTCATAAGACCATGTGGGAAATCAAGAATTACAGCACTACCGTGGATCAAAAAGAAGTCTCCAAGTTCCTGCGTGACATGCAAGAGGCCAAGGATGTCAGCCTCGGTGTCATAGTGTCTATGACGACGGGCATTGTGGGCCGCACGAAACCCGGTAATGTGGATATTGAGGAACTCGCCGATGGGCGTATTTGCGTATATCTGACGAACTTTATGACGGAGACGCAGGACCCCGTACTTTATCTTCAGAGTCTGAAGCCCTTCTTGGAGACGTTTCTCCATCATCACGCGGCAGCCAACACACAGACTTCCAAGCAGTCTGAGGAATCCGCCACTAAACAGCTTGTGGAGCGCTTTGAGAGCCATCGTGGCGTTGTGATGCGTCTTCTCAAGAAGCACGAGGAGGCCACGCGCCGTTTTAAGAACACGATTCTGAATGCGAAGAAGAAGTCTGAAAGCATCTGGCTGGATATTATGACGGAGATGCGCGAGGCAGAGTCCAACGTGAAACTTCTTATTGAGACAATGCTGGAACTTGACGCGGAGGATTCTGCTCCTTCCCCAAACCCAGCTACGCTCCCCTCTTATCTGTTTCGCAACACGGAGCAAGCGCTCTATGGTCAAAAGGAGCGCAAATGCTTAGAGGAATTGATGAAATGCGGTGCCGAGTTTGACGAGGAATACAGTATGGCAAAGAAGGACCTGCGCGAGGCGCTCAAGGGATGCGGGTATGCGGAGGATGTTCTCGGAAAACTGCTGGAGCAACTGTTTACCGAGGACGCGTGGAATAAAGGCAAGCCTTTGGTGAAATATGTGCGGCTCAAGGCTTAGTTTGGATTCTTCTTAAAAAATAAACAGCCCACAATACATTCTTGTAAGAATTTATCGGCAGCATCACTCTTACTTGCGAGTTGTTTTTTGGGGGGAGTATGCGCAACTGGGTCAGCGCCTTGTACGACTGGCTGTGGGTTTGCTAACATATCTCCGTAAATAAGGTCATAATTAGTAATCTCAGAAATATTCTTTTCTCCGATTTTTAATTTAACACATTTTCTAGATTTTATCATGGCAGATGACCATTCTGGTCCTTCTAGTACTTTATATCGTAAATGATTTGGTTTTATTTTAGGTATAGAAAAAATTAATGTTGCGATTTCATGTCCGAATTTTTTATCCTTTTTTTCTCCCCAATCAAGCGCATTCTGAATAGAATCTGATACATAAAAACTGGAAGTTACACCAAAGTCCATACATTTATGACCCGCAGTGTGGCGAAGTTCAATCATAATGCGTAAACAACTCTCCCATGATGTTGTATGATAAAATAGACTATGCCGATTATTTCCAAACTTTGTAGTTAGTTGTTGCTCCAGCGCACTAGAAAGCGTTATGGAACAAGGCACTGAAATATTCATAATAGGTATTTCTTTAAAGTTTTGTTTCTTGAATAATATCCATTCATTGATAATGGCTGGTTTATAATAATATGTCCTATTTACCGCTGTAAGAGGCTTATAATATCCCATAAGATATTGGATGGCAATTTGAATCAATTGTTTATTTGTGTAACATGTATTATATAGTGACCCTATTGCTTCTTCTGCTTTTTTCGCGGATTTCATATCAATACCCATATTTAAAAGGGTTTGAGAGATAGTTGTATCAAATCCCTGCTCGTCAAACCATAGGCTGCTAAATCCACGTATATAGTCGTCATTTTGAATATCATCTTCAATCATATCATTTGTGAGAGGACCGAGTCTGGCGTCAAGTGAAGGTGCTGTCCAACCTGTTTTTTTGAATGCCGTATACATGGACCGTTTTTGTCCGCTTGGTTTTGAATAGCCACCCCCTTTCATTATATTCATTTCGTGACTTATATATTTAACTGTTTCCATAACATAATCGGGTATATCGCGAGTAAACATTCTATTTAGAGACTTGAACCAATTCTCTAAATAGACATCGCCCAATATGGAGGACCGCGAGGCTTTGCTTGATGAAGAATCTGTTTGGTTCAAGGACGCATTTGAGTTTACGCATGGGAGCAGATATGTTGCCCATTTTGGAGGCAAGGAGGATTGTATAATAGATGCTGGTAAAACTACCTGGTCGCGCAAAGATGAGCCTTTGATACAGGTTGAACTTGAGGAACTCATAATAAAACAGAATTTTCCAAGACTATGCTTGGCGGATTTTGCGCCGACATTGGAGGGGACAAGGGTGCTCTATGCGCATCTACAAACGATTTTTATAGATACTACGCTGTTTCGCAAATACATGTTGGCGCTTCTTTTGTATCATCAACTCCAGTATAAGCGAAAGGTTATTGGGTATTATTCTACAGGGTATCCTAATTAGGTCTAAACCACAACACCACTTTACAGGAAGAATGCGAATCGGTGTTGCGATCCCCTGTTACAAGTTTCACATTCCTCAATTGAAGCGCTGCTTGGATTCAATTGAGGCCCAAACTGTAAAACCTGATATGGTTATGGTATCCTGTAGTTCTGTAAATCCTGGAGATATTCCTAGTCACACGTACAAGTATTCCTTTCCTCTGCGCATTATCGGCCATAAGGAACGCAAGAATGCCGCGCAGAATCGCAACGTGGCCGCCACCGCGCTGGATACGGATATTGTGTCTTTTTTTGACTGTGACGATGAAATGCACCCCCAGCGCATAGAGGCGATTAAGGAGGCATTTTCCCGCAATTCCTCTCTGGATATTGTGCTTCATTCCTTTTTAATAAATGAAGAGACTCAGAAGCCATTTGAACGTTTACCCAAAATCAGTATGCAAGACCAGTGTCTCGCGAAATCGCCAACGGGTTGTGCGATTTATATTCATAACTGGTCTGAGCGTATTCATCACTCGCAGGTGACTGTGAGTAAATTCGTGCTTGGACGGATTCAATTCAGGGAAACGCAGTATTATGAGCGTCAAGGAAGCAATGGAGGAAATGAGGATGCGCTCTTTTGTGGCGATATTCTCGCAATGCCGAATTGCCAGAACATGTACATTTTTGATCGTCTGTCCAAGTATCATCAAGAAGGGACGACACATTCTACGGATTAAGTCGTTCAGTCCAGTGCGCAAGCCCTGGACAGTAGAGCAGAATGATTAAATCATCCTGCGGTGGCAGGGTATTTCATGAAGTGAAAACTTTCCCAGTTCGGTCCTTCAGGATAATTGCGTTCATTCCAACCAAAGAGGTATTTGCCTTCGCTGGTGCGATGAGGAAATGCTTCCCATAGATGGTGTTTGAATGTGACGATTAAATTCATGATGCCCATTTCATTACAGAGACTTATAGGATATGCGTTCATAGCGGCAATCATATCGTCCATTTTTACAGAATCCAGTATGGCTGTATCGTATACATAGATACAATTCAGAAAGTATTTTTCGTCTAGAATACTTTGTGGATATTCAGTCAGCAATTCAGCGAGGACGGCTGGATTTGCTTCCAAATCCAGTTGGCAGCGGAAGCGATTGCCATTGTCAAAGGGCTCTGAATCGTCTGGGGCTAAAAAACGTCCCTCCCACTGTAAATTCAGAAGCGGTTGGACGGAATCCAGTATACGAATTCCAGCATCCAAGAAGGCAACGCGCCGCCATCGTCTGAAAAAGGGGCTGAAACTGTAAATCTTGTCCCATTGGGTGAGTTTGCCGAAATGGCGCCCATCTGGCATTGCTTTGATGGGTGTCGCTCGCAGCGCTGCCACGAGGCCATCTGTATTTATATGCTGGACTGGAAACTCTTGGACTCTGTATTTGCGCATAAATTCAGCATCCGCCCCCGCGGCGATGAAATTTACAGTAATGAGGACAATGTCGCCGCCCCATCCACCGCGCTCGCGCGTTTCCTGAATCGTCCGCTTGGCCTTTTCAAAATATCCAGCATCCGTCAGAGTTACAAATACAGTATCCGCAGACTGAATTTCAGTTCGGTACATTTCAGGGCTCAAAACAGACCACGTGGCAGGGATTAGTTCTGTATTAAAATCAGAGGGCGCATAGATAAATTCAGATCCAGATAAGAAGGCGCCCCACAAACTGAATGTAGAGTTGGCACAGATTGCCCCACCACCGCAGCAGGACATGAGGGCGAGAGTTTCCAGTTCATTGGGCATGTTCATAATTTGAAACAGGGGTCTGGAAAAAAAGGCATGACGTTGGACCCAGCTAATATCATCTGAAAATATGAATATGCGGTCTATAACTGGTCTGCGACGGAGTAAATCTGCTATACACCATCTGTAATATTGAAGAGGAAGCCTACGATCATTGTGCCGAATATGGAGAAATGCTGCTCGATCAAATGGTTTGAAGACATTTTGTACATATTCTAATTGCTCAGAAAGGCCTTCCAGAATCAGTCTGCGAAATTCAGTCTGTATTTTATCGAATGGCAGATACTGACTGGATTCCACGTTTAGAATCGCCTCCACCGCCGCCCCGTCTGTAATTTCCAGACGCTCACCGAGGCGACTGAAAACTGTATTTCTATAGTCTTGCTGAAATCGGTTATGCGGATTATTGCTTGCTGGATTTTGAGGCAAATAGAGAGCGCACCCATGTTCTCGTGCGGTGACAAATGCGGTGGCCAACTGGAAAAGTTGATTGCCGAGTCCGCCTCGATGCTGAATTAAAACCCCTTTATTATCTGGAATTACCATTCTATAGATTTAGATATATATGCTCCAACGGTTTAAACGCGATACGCGATTCATAGACTATAGGATAGAATGGATACGATCAAGAACCGCACCATTTTCTGTTTTTGGACGGGAGAGAATCTAATGACTGAAAAGCGCCGTCAATGTCTAGAAAGTTTAAAGCTAAAAACAGAATGTAATGTGGTCTTAATTACAAAGGATAATGTAATGGAATGGGAAGTGAAGGGCTATCCCTATCATCCTGCGTATCCGTATTTGAGCGCTGTTCATAGGGCCGATTATCTTCGTTGTTATTTCATGCGTCATTATGGCGGGGGATATGCGGATATTAAAACTCAAACGGGGTCTTGGCTATCAATGTTTGAGTTGTTAGAGTCATCCAATGATCTATGGGCGATTGGATATAAAGAAATTAACCCTGGGGGAATTGCGCACATAGACGATAATGAACTCTATAGGTCAATGCAAACTGTGTATGATAAAATGATTGGGAATTGCTCATATATCTGTAAGAAAAATACGCCATTTGTGATAGATTGGTATAAGCGTGTTAAAGAAATTTTGGATGAAAAGTACGACCAACTGAAAACATATCCAGCTCCTCATCCGCGTGCTATGAATCAGGAAGATCCCAGATATGCGCTTCGCTGGTCTGAAATTTGTGGAAGTGTATTTCACCCTATTATTTTTAAATATTTATCTCGTGTTTCGACGCAGTTGCCCTCCCCTATTTTTCACGACTACATGTAAGTAGGCTGTCAACGTGATGGTTTAAAAAGTTAATTATATATACATGGAGATATTTATATATAATGAGTATATATATGATGGTTACACTTGCCGAAGTAGAAACGGCACATCCAATGTACGCAGTTCGCCGTTCAGAATATATGATGTGTTTACATAAAATTCTAAATTATAATTATCCTACTATATTGATAAAGAGTGAAACAAATCGTGTAGATAGATCGTGTGTACATGAAATACATGACAGATTTACAACTGTTATTGATGTGCCGAGTACACGTGACTTAAATGCTGGTGAAAAGTCAAAACAAGAATACATTAGTATTAAGCAATTTATTTATACTAACCCACCTATAGATGATGACGTGTGGGTTGTGAAATTATCTGGAAGATATTTACTTGTTGATGACACATTTATAAATGAAATTAAAAATGCATCACCTGAAACACAGGGGTTTATAAAACATTTTGAGGATGGAAATAAAATGTTCACATTTTGTTACGCATTAAGATATAGATGGTTTAAATCATTTTATAGATACCCTGTTGAATTTATGGGATATTTGAATATTGAGCGATTTATATTGGAACGCATTCTAACGGAGGGTATTTATAATAATATCAAAAAACTCGATAGATTAGGTATTCTTGCGAATGTAAATAATGAAGATACCTACAAGATCTTCTAGGGTACCGTCCAGTACTTAAGTTAAGAGCTCCCTTCGTATAGCCACGTAGGAGCGTCTTTATCTTATCGCCCTGGCCAGAAGAGCAGCATATTCATCTACATATTGCTTAATAATATCAAAATTTACGTCATCTCTTTCGTGCCAGAACCATTTATGAAATATTACATCATATGGGTTAATTGAATACCCGTAAAAGGTGTTTTTTCTTGAGGGGTGAAGGTTGTTATTTAGATTATAATTGGCATCGTTTAACCAATCTATATTTTGATATTTTGGAAGCATACAGTCAATAGAATAGCCATTTTTTAGTATACAATTTGACATTCCATACTCTCCATTTATAATTGTACTGCGCTTATCCTCATGATCGCAAAATATGTTTTTTTCATTTATTAATACGTCCAGACCTATTTTGTCAACCATGAAAAAGAACCCTTCTACTTTGGGCCCATACCCTCCAACATCTACACGAGGAAGGCACACAATTGAAGTTCCTACCAGTTTTACACGGTCAGTTATTTTCCTAATAAATACAGTACTCCAATGGTGTTCTTTAAAATAATGGGGTAGAATTGGACCAATAACTCCACTATTCATAAAAAAGTAATAATCATATACTTTAGAATTTTGTTGAATGTATTCTAAAGCACAGTTGTGCCCCCCAAAATCGAATCCCTTATTTTCTCGTTTGAGTACTGTTACATTATCCAACTTGGGAATTTGGATAGAGGATGGATACTCATACCCATTAATAACAATGATATAATCTATATCAGGTTTATAGGAGAGTTCCTTCTTGACAAAGAAATCTAGATTATAATCACTCGATGGTGATGAAAAATATGTATAAATAATAACAGATTTCATATGAATTAACCTACTATATAATCTTTAGACCAATGGGCATTTGAAATGCCCATTTGCCGCCGACCGTTGGACATTTCTAAACAAGTTTCAAGCGCAATTTGCCGAAGGCAGACTTTGCTTAGTGCCCGTTTGAAATGTCCAGCGGTCTAAATAACTTTAATTTAATATAGGTTTTATTTTGTATATCGATGTAAGAAAAATTGAAGTCGCTGCCACAGCGTCTATAGAAGTACGCATAGTATATCTATACACGCATCAAATGGATATTGAGGATATTACCGTCGAGCAGACCCCCCTCACCAAGGACCACAAGCGCATGGAGCGTATCCTTGCGGATCTCCTCGTGTGTCCTCCTTCCACCTTTGCTGCGGCAAGACCCTTTCAGATTATTCTGTCAGAGCTGAGCCGCAAGTATAAGGTGATTCCGTCCAAGAGGGAGCTGGGACTCTTGTACAAGGATCTCAACAAGGCCAAGCCCACAGAGTTCCCTATGATTCCTGCGCTGCGCAATGCGCTCGTTCAGAAGGCCATCCGCAGCGCGAGCGGCATTCTGAATGTGAGCGTCTCTCTGCCACCGGACAAGTTCAGCTGCAAGTACAACTGCCACTTTTGCCCGAATGAGCCAGGAATGCCGCGCTCGTATCTCAGCAATGAGGACGTCTTCAAGCGCGCGCTCCAGGTTGGCTTTGACACCGTCCAGCAGGTCTACATTCGGCTGAAGGCGCTTGAGAGCAATGGCCACGAGATTGACAAGGTGGAGTTCCGCGTCCTCGGCGGCACATTTAGTTGCTATGACCATGCGACGGCCGACACCTTCATCCGCGATCTGTATTATGGCGCCAACACCTTCTACGAGGACCGCGACCGCCCCAGGGGCACTATTGAGGAGGAGCAAGCGCTGAATGTGACGGCGCGGGTCCACGTGGTTGGTCTCGGTGTGGAGACGCGCCCTGACGAGATTGTAAACGCAGAGATTATTCGCTTCCGCCGTTATGGTATTACGCGCGTGGAGATTGGCGTCCAGCACACGGATGACAACCTCCTGCGCAAGGTCAATCGCGGCCACCTGACGAGCCATAGCCGCGCAGCCATCAAGCTGCTGAAGGATTACGGGTTCAAGGTGGAGATTCACATCATGGCCGACCTCCCTGGTGCGACCCCAGAGGGCGACAAGGAGTGCTACACGCAGGTCCTTCAGACGGACCCTGACCTCATCCCAGACTATATGAAGGATTATCCCTGTCTGGACGTGGATTTCACCAAGATCAAGGAGTGGAAGGCCTCAGGAAAGTGGAAGCCCTACGCGGAGCGCACACCGGATGCCGCCGAACTCAAGGACGTTCTGATTTACCGTCAGAGTATCACGCCCAAGTGGGTCCGCGTCAACCGCGTCCAGCGCGACTTTCAGGAGGCTTCTGAGGACCGTCTGGGCTACACGAGCGAGAGCATCAAGTCCAACCTGGCGCAGCTGGTAAAGGACGCTGCCGAGAAACAGGGTGTCTACTGCCAGTGTATCAGGTGCTGCGAGTTGCGCAATGAGACCTTTGACCCCAAGGACATTGTGTACAAGGTCGTCTCCTTCCCTGCGAGCGGCGGCACCGAGTACTTTCTCTCCGCCGAGATCTCCAAGAAGCCGCGCCATGTGCTTCTGGGCTTCCTACGCCTCCGCATCAGTGACGCCCTCAAGGAGTCTATCATTCCTGAACTCGAGGGCGACACGGCCATGATTCGTGAGCTCCATGTATATGGGCGCATGAAGGCGGTTGGCCAGTCGGCGGCGGGCTCGGCGCAGCACATGGGGATTGGTAAGAAGCTGCTCGCTATGGCGGCTGATATCAGCCAGCGCCACGGCTCTACGCAGATTGCCGTCATTTCTGGAATCGGTGTGCGTGGATACTATAAGAAAAATGGCTACGAGCTCCTAGGTTCGTATATGATTAAGCAGCTTTCTTACAACCAGCCCTTCTACATGTTTCTTCTGGGTATTCTCATTACGCTGGCGCTCTTGTATGGTATTACATTTCTAGCGTGATAGCCACTTGTCAACTTCATTCCTCAGCTGAGGGGTTGCCTCAAACATACTAAACTGCTGCTCAAGGCGGCGATCATTTTGCGCTGCGATACGGTTGTCAGAGTGACGATTCAGTTCGTACTGGTTGAGCAGATTCACAAAGTTGTCATCTGTAATATATTGCGGCGCGAGTCCAATGAGACGCGCGGCCTCGTGAGCGGGCTTGCTGCGAAGAGTAGAGACGATATTCAGAGACATTTTGTTATGGCTGTACACTCCATCCTGTAGCAAGCCCCATTCAATTTTATCGCCCCACACGTCGCGTATATTTTCTTCCTCCACGCTGATAGGTGCCTTCAATATAATTTACACCGTAATCTTTTACTGGCATTTGATATTGGAGACCTATAAGATTAAGTTTAAAATAAAGGTTCATAAATCTATCCAACCAAGGCTGAACATGTACACAGAATTCAGAAATATCTAATCTATTATGAATTGTTTTAAAGAATTCATGCCATGTGGCTGATTGTGTGTATAATTCTTGTAATTCATTTTCAGGTATAGGCATTTGTAATATTTTATTCATTTGAATAATGAATGAATCCCAGTTTGTTGTATTTTTTCGGTTTTGAAAATCAGACTCATATTTGTTAAATGTTGTAAGGTCTCGCTTTTCTAAAAATGCCCCAAAATGGTTTTCATACCAGGTCTTTCCATGTAATAAATAAGACATAAATGCTAAATTAACAGACTCTCCATTATCACAAGGTCTACTACTCGTATCATTAAATGATAAATGATTTACAGACGGATAGTTTCTTGAAATATAACTGAGCAATAATTTAAGAATCATATTCGTATCAATACCTCTCATAAAATTATTTTCTAAAGAACATACCTGGTCATAACGAATCTTATTAAGAGTTCCAACGGGAAGTATATTACCTTTATCTTTATATAAACTCGCATAAATACAATAAATAGTATGCCCTCCTATGTAAAAAGTTATTTCTTTAGAAGATTCATATTTTACAAGTTTAAGACTTTTATTTCCAATTGTAAGTTTAATTAAAGTTTCTGTCTCTTGTGGCCCTTTCGGGGGAATATAGCCATCTGGTTTCCGAAAAGGGGTATTCATTCTATTAGAACTTCTCAATAAACGCCTCCACTTCCTCCGCGGTATTCTGACCCTCGCCATAATTCTTAAAGGTCATGATGGGGACTGTATTCTCGCCCCCGTGAAGCCACGCATTCTGGTAGACTTCGAGGTTCTTGAGATACTCGAGAGGAATTCCGTCCTCACCCTTGCGGCCACGGATGGCGATGCGCGCGTGGCAAATGTCTGGAGGTGTATTGACATATACAATTCCACTCAGAGCGGGCGACTGCTTCTTCACATAGTCGTACCACATCTTGTATAGGTCCCACTCCATGAGGTTCAGGTTGCCGTCATCGTGAAGCATCTTCGCAAATACATGAAAGTCGGTCTCGATACAGCGCTCGGTGACAAAGACATTGTGCTGCGCCTCCTCAGGATTCAGGGCACAAAGCCGCTGCCAGTCCTGGATGGTGTTGGCGATATTCATAGCACGACTCAGGAGCGCGCAGTTCTGGAAGGTGTAAGAGTAGCGCGTCTTGTCCTCGTAGAAGAGTTCAAGAAGATTCTTCCCCTCGCTAGTCTGGAGTTTCACCCAAGTTCCCACGGGCTCGTCGATGAAATGCCAGTCAGGATGTGCGGCCTTGAGTTTGTCGATGAGCGTGGTCTTGCCAGCGCCAATGTCACCCTCGATGGAAATCAGAGTATAAGGGTAGGTCATTTTGAGTATGTGGTATACTTTTTTCGGGGCCTTCTGGACGCCCAATTTTACCTCGCGCTAAGCGCCCACTAAGGAACGAATACTGGCCGATTTCATGACTTCGCCGCCATAGGAGGTTCCGTCGCCAATGTGGCCGATGAAACTCAAGAGGCATGAATAGCGCAGCAAATAACTAAACGGGAGCATGTGGATGGGCAGCTTCTGTTGGCGGCAAAAGATGGGCAAATTGGAGCAATACATGATGGATCGCAAGTAAATGTGAGCCACCGCGTATCTCCAGTTTTTCTCAAATTCAGTCCCGCCAACTGCTGGCAAGTCCCCTGCGATCCTCAAAATAGATGTGGCCTCGGCGATAAAGTTTGACTTGTAGCGGCCATAGAGCGAGCGGCGGTCCAGGTTCATCAAAGCCGCCGCCGTTTCGCCCTCGCCAAGCGCCCTGTAGACGGCTACAAGGATGGCGTGAATAAAGTGATTTGATGTGTGGACGGCCACAAACCCTTCTGGAAATACAGTTTTCAGCGTATCCAGGGAAGGGAACTTGCCCGCGCACATGGTCCGAATACACTCACGAGCGAGTTTCAGTGCCGCCGCCGAGTGAATTCCAGCGCACACGATTTGAAGCGTCGCGGTACATTGTTTGACGATGGCGAGCCACTCTGCGCAGCCTTTGCCCGCGTATAGGAAGTAGTTTGACGCATTTTCAGGGCTTGTATTGTCAGTCACACCGATGTAGCAGCCAGCGTGCGCTTTGAGGACCGGTTCAATGGGCGCCACGCAAACAAGGTCATTAAAGTCCGCATATACGCCTCCAAACTCTGCGAGGAGGATATTGCGCGCATAGTCTGTTTTCATGACAATGTCTTGACGCTCGGTGCTAAACCAGACCTGTTTGAATGTGTCCAAGAGGTCTGGCATTTCTGCGGCAAACCATCCAAAGAGCGCCTCGCGAAATTCTTCGTCATAATGAACTGTTATGCGCCCTTCATCAAAGTAGCGCTGTTTGACCTCAAGAGATAAATCGGCCAAAAAGTCGGCCAGTTCATCGCCGTCTTTAAGCCCCGTCCAAAGATGAAAGGTGTATCCAGGGTTGAGTTCTATCCAGGATGCCGCGCGCAGAATGATTTCTTCCGTGAGGCGCCAAGTGGGTGTTCTACGAAACCAGACCCAGTGGATTTGGCGATCTTCGGGCTCTACGGGCCTCGTAGCAGCCGCGGCACCAGCGGCCCACGTCGCATAGGCCGCCGCGCAAATGTCGTGTACATTGCTAGACGCCACAACAAGTAAATACGGCCCATCAACAGTGTCGGCGTGTATGAATGTATGCCCGTGACTAATTTCCTTCAGGACATCCCCGAATCCTATGGTGGCCTGCGAGCCGTGTTTAACAAAATATCGTGCTGGCCTTGTGACGCCGCCCTCGGTGACGTTGGGATGATTGTATCGTTGATTAAGCACCGTGTCTAGGACCACGGTGTAAAAGGTGATATCGCTGGGCGCCTCTACGTGTCTCCAACGACCAAAGAATGGGTTGCGTTCATATCCAGGGCCGTTGGTATACTCTTTGAGGCCCGCATACGGCAATGGAAATGTCATTCTATTGTCGTAGCGTGAAAAGAAAGCGATTTGTGACGCGGATTATCTGGGCTAAAAGTATAGGATGGCGTTGTATCCGGTGATTGATTGGGTTCAGCAGTCGCCCCTGTTTAATACGGACAGGGACGATTCGTTGGACAATACTTCTCACAAGTGCGTATCGGATGCGAGCGGAAACTTTTATTTTATTTACAGGACCATTGCGGGCGGCATTGTGAGCGGTCAAACATCTCCTGGCACATCAGATGGGCGCGACTTGGTTTTAGTTAAATTGGGTCCATCTGGAAATTTACTGTATGTCAAGCAAGCCGTGATTTCTGGTTCTTCGAATGAAATAAATCCTTCCTTGGCAATTGATTCTAGTGGTAATATTTATATAGCGTGCGCCACAACTGGAACCCTTTCAGGTCAAACAAAAGTTTCAAATGCTGGCACCAATGAACTTGCTATAATCAAGTTGGATACTGATGGCAATGTATTATGGATAAAGCAAGACAATACAATTTCTCCAGGGTTGACTGCCTCCACAGACAGCACATCCATTGCGGTTGATACGAATGGGTTTATATATGTGGGATGCCAAACATGGGGCGCCGCATCAGGTGGAACCTATATCGGCGGGTCCGATATTGTACTTATGAAATTATCTGCGGCCACTGGTGTCCGCCAATGGCTTTCAAGTGGAAATACACTTAGTACTACTGGTAGTGATGATGGCCCACAAGTTGCCGTTGTCAATCAAACCCTGTATCTCTTATACAGAAGTGCTAATACCAGTAGTATCGCAGGTGGAGCAGCCCCAGTAGGCAGTAGTGATTTAGTTATTTCTAAATTTAATATTTCTGATGGGTCTCGTGTTTGGATTCAGTCTGGCCCCAGTATATCAACCACGGTAGCTGAGAATGATATAGCACTCGCAGCCGATTCAAATGAGAATGTGTATATATCATGGAGCGCGGCGGCGGCAGTATCAGGTGGAACAGCCCAAGGCGGCGCAGATGTAATTATAGTTAAATTAGACTCTAATGGCAATCGTTTATGGGCGCATCAAAACGCTACAACATCTACCTCAACAGTAGATGCATACGGTCCAAGAATTGCTGTAGATTATGATGGAGATGTTTACATCGCCTATAGAACGGATGGTGCTATTTCAGGAGATGCTGGTGATTTTGACCCTTTAACGGGCAAGTTTGTTGTGGCGGTACAACGTGGTGGTGGTGATGTGGTTGTGGCAAAACTCTCAGGAGCAACAGGAACGCGTATCTGGGCCACTCAGAAAACAGTATTCGGCACCACTAGCGATGAGAGATACCCCTTTATCAGTATTGTCCCAGGAACAAAGAAAATTCAGGTCGTGTATCAAACAAGCGGCGCAGTAGCAGGTGGAACAAACTTACAAAAACCAGTTCCTGATACAATTTTATGTCAATTTGACAGCACAGGAACCCTTGTGGCTAATTTTTCAAGGGCTACATATAATACTTCAGGAACTGAATCATCAATATGTACTCGTGTAGATACGGCAGGTAATGTATATGTTGCCTATATTACAAACGGCGGCGCTGTGTCTGGCGGAGGCACTACCGCAAATAGTGATGTAGTGATTGCGAAGTTCAACTCTAGTCGCGTGCTTCAATGGGCTCGTCAATCCAACACGATTTCCACACCTCAAACGGAAACGGGCTTGACAATTGCGGTTGATGCTTCCCAAAACGTATTTGTAGCGTTTGCGAGCACTGGATCACCGTCTGGAGGTGTGACAATTCCTGGCGGCGGAGATATTATCCTAGTCAAATTAGATCCCAGCGGCAATCGCACATGGACATTGACAGCCGCGCAAAATGCCGCGATAAATACAAACGTAGCACAGGATAGGCCGCAATTAGTAACCGATGTTTCTGGAAATGTGTATATGGCGTATCGCTCTGCGGGAGCGGTTTCTGGAGGCATAGCATCTGGTTCAAATGATATTGTGGTCGCAAAGTTTGATACAAACGGTAATCGTCTTTGGGCCACTCAAAATAATACAATTAATACAACGGGCAATGATGGAGATAGCGGGAAGGGCCCAAGACTTGCTGTAAGTTCAAGTGGTGAAGTATATTTGACGTATCTTGTACAAGCAAATACAACTATATCAGGTGGAACAGTCTTGTCAACAGTCAATCAAACAGTTGTATTAGTTAAATTAAACTCATCAGGTGTTCGTGAGTGGTTTATTCACGACACTAATATTAATAATACTAATCCTAATTCGTTTTTAATAGCAAATCCTTCACTCTGCTTAGACCCAAGTGGAAATGTGTATATTGTCGTTCAAACGGCAAATAATGTATCTGGCGCAACAACGGCAGCGGGCGGGTTTGCTCGCACAGATATTGCGATTGTAAATTTTAATTCTGCTGGCGTGAAACAATGGGTATTACAAAATGCGGATATGAACACTTCACTATCAGAACAAAATCCAGAAGTTACATCAGATAAAGCGGGCGCAGTGTATTTAGCATATCAGACAACTGGAACAACATCTGGAAATACAAGACCCGATGGTCAAGGATACTTAACAACTACAAATAACGATATTGTGCTTACAAAAGTATCATGGGCGGGGGCGTTAGTATGGGTGAAACAAAATCCATCATTTAACACATATGATAATGATACTGGACCTTCGCTAGTAACTTCCAATGATGCTACGGATGAGAATGTGAAGGTATACCTCGCCTTCCAGGGTCTTCCTGCCGACGGCAGCACGCCGACTCTAACTGCCTCCAGTGATATGGCGGTATTCCAGATGACCGAACAAACACTCCCAACACAGCCTTATAATTTGACCGCATCAAATGCCTCTAGTTCTAGCGTAACACTGACGTGGACGATTGATAGTCTTGGCACGGCGCCTCTGACGGCCTATTATATGGATATTGAACGCAAATACGCGTCAAAGGGTACCCAGCCAATTCCATCTGTTAGAATCCCTATTGCGAATGTAACATCACTTGGCTCCAACCAATATTCAACCACACTAACTCTTTCTGGTGACGGCGAGTATACAATAGATATTTGGGCTTCAAATGGTTCTGCGCCAGGACCATCCTCTGCGGCCATTACATTCCTCACAACTACCGTAGAGCCCAGTGCTCCCCAAAATCTCGCGGCCTCTGGAAAGGACCAAACGCTCTTTTTAACATGGGACCACCCTGCCACTGGTATTGCGGCGAGTTACACTGTAACCTTAACGGACGGTACTACACCTGTAACACGCACAGTTACAAGTCCATTCACGTCCTTTACGGGTCTAACAAATGGCGTCGCCTACACAGCCACGGTGAGCGCCGCAAACTCTCTCTACGCGGCTGGCTCCACGGCCATTGTATCCTACACAATCGCATCATCACCTGTTGCCATGCCCACGCTTGAATGGATAAAGCAGGATGCGACTATCAATACAACTCTGAGCGACCAAATACTAAGCGGTACTTCTGGTTCTGTGAGCCAAATAGGCTGCGATGCCAGTGGAAATGTATACATTACAACTATAACTGCGGGAGTTTTGAGCGGAATCGGCGCTGGAAGTTACGATGTTACTCTCGCAAAAATATCGCCAACAGGGGAACGTTTGTGGGCAATTCAAAGAGTTATATCTACTGCGGGTGGCGACGATGGGTCCGCTTTAGCTGTAGATGCGAGTAATAACGTTATTTTAGTGTATAGAGCTCTGAATCCTGGTGTAGTATCTGGTGGAACTCTTGGTGGTGGCAATGATATAGTTGTAATAAAATTAGATTCAAATGGAAATATACTCTGGACAAAACAAGATAATACCATTAATTCAAGTGCTGGAGAAGATGTCCCGCAGATTACAACTGACCATGAAAATAATATTTATATTACATATGGGACGAATGGAACAATTTCAGGAGGTATGGCAAATAGAGGCAACAACGACTCTGTTATTGTCAAGTTAGATTCAAATGGCAACCGTATATTTATGAAACAGGATTATGAAATAAATGACAGCGGGTATCAAAGTACTATGGCGATTTGTGTAGATAAATCATTAAATATGTATCTATTGCTTCGTACAAATACACCAGTGTCTGGAGGAACCGCCGCAGTGGGCTCAGATGATGTGGTCCTTCTAAAATACAATCAATATGGAGTTCGTCAATGGGTTGCCCCTAATGTATTAACAAGTTCAAATCAACAAGAATTTGCTAGAAATAGTATTAAAGTTGATAAAGGTGGCAATGTGTATATAGCATACTCTAATACTGGTGGCGGCGTGATTTCTGGCGGCTCTATACCAATATCAACTGGTACTAATATTATTTTACAAAAGTTTGATACAAATGGCAATCGTCTATGGATTAATAATTCAAATTTAATTAATACAACGGCGCTTAGTCAACACCAGCAAATTGATATTGACGATGATGGAAATGTGTATTTAGCGTATTCTACAAACGGCACAGTTTCAGGATTGGGACCGCCTCGTGGGGGAAATAATGTAATTGTATCCAAGTTTGATACAAATGGCAACCGTACATGGGGGTTTAATTCTTTTGATTTAAATACTGCCTTCGATGAAATCGCTACATGTATAGTTGTGTATTCCCCTACACAAATTTATATTGCGTATCAGTCCTTGGGCGCAACATCTGGGCAGACGTATCTTGGCAGCAATGATGTAGTCGTCGCAAGACTCGGCCAACTGTTTGCGCCCACGGATCCGACTGGTCTCGTGGCAACACCTGCGGACGGCTCAGTCAGCATCGCCTTCACCGCCCCCGCGTCAGATGGAGGAAGCGCGATTACAAACTACAAGTATTCTATTGATGGTGGCTCAACCTTTATAGCCTTCAGCCCAGCCATTACAAGTGGCCCCGCGGTCATCGCGGGACTGACAAACGGCACCACATACAGCATACAACTGGAAGCGGTCAATGCGGTGGGCGATGGTCTGAACTCGGCAACAGTCATGGCAACTCCCAGTACAGCCCCCCAAGCCCCTACAGATCTTTCAGCAACCGTAGGAGACGGCTCAGTCAGTATTGCCTTTACCGCGCCATCAAGCGACGGAGGCAGTGCCATTGCCAACTACAAGTATTCTATCAACGGCGGTTCCACCTTCGTGGCCTTCAGTCCTGCGCAAACAAGTAGTCCAGTGACCATCTCTGGGTTGACAAATGGCACCTCTTATGATATCCAACTCAAAGCGGTGAATGCGGCTGGAGACAGTTCTGCGAGCAGCCAAGTGACCGCAACCCCCGTGACAACACCCCAAGCCCCAACATCCCTCGTGGCGACACCTGATAATGGCACAATCAGTATTTCCTTTACTGCGCCAAATAACGGTGGTAGTCCAATTACGGAATATCAATATTCTATTGATGACGGCGCCATCTATGTGTTTTTCAGTCCCGCACAGACAAGCAGTCCTGTTACAATCTCCAATCTAACAAATGGTCAAGCCTATACAATCAAACTCAAGGCGATCAACGCCGTCGGTGCTGGTCTCGCGTCATCATCTGTCACCTCTACACCAAGAACGACCCCAGCGGCTCCTCAGAATTTAGAGGCAACCATAGGCGACAGCGCAGTAACAATTGCCTTCACAGCCCCCGCAAGTAATGGCGGCGCCGCAATTACGAATTACAAGTATTCTCTTGATGGCGGTGCTACATTCACTGCGCTCAGTCCCGCCAAGGCCACCAGCCCAGTGACTATAACGGGGCTCACGAATGGCCAGTCGTATACGATTCGTCTCAAGGCTGTAAATGTTGCTGGAGAGGGGTTGACTTCTGCGCAAATTACAGCGACCCCCCTCACGGTTCCATCTGCTCCCACAAGTCTTGTAGCGACGGCAAGCGATGGTTCGGCCTCAATTGCGTTCACGCCATCAACCAGCGACGGTGGCAGCCCAATTACCAACTATAAGGTTTCAACTGATGGCGGCGCGACCTTTACGGCGATCAGCCCCGCGCAAACAACGAGTCCAATCGCACTCAGTTCTTTAACAAACGGGCGCACATATCAAATACGACTCAAGGCAGTCAATGCGGCGGGCG